CAATTTGCTGAGCTACTTTAGGATCAGCTAAAGACTTTTCTAAGTCGTATGACATCTTAAATGTCTTAGCCGCGTCTGTGTTTCCAACACTAGAAGCTCCTTTAGAAAGGATCTTAAACGTTCCTCCTAAAATGGCAGCTAGGCCGCCTGAAATGGCGGCTGACTTAGCCGCTTCTTTAGTTGCTTCTTCTGCTGACTTTCCTTCAGACTCTCCTAAAGAAGATATTGCTCCGCCTGCGGCTGCAGAACCAATCATTGCTGGGATACTAGATCCGCCGGTACCTATGGCAGCTGGTAAAGAACCAGCTAAAGATCCTACAGAGTAAGCTCCAGGATTTGCTTCTTTAGCTTTGGTATTTTGACCACGATTTTGCTCTAAAGCGGCTTGATACTTATCACCGAGTCCTTTACCAGGAGCTAAACTTGTATTACCTGTAAAAGCTTCTCGGAGTTTTTCTACACCAGCATCAACTGCTGATGTGAGCTCATCTCCAAAGTTTAATGTGGCTCCCTGAGCAGCTCCCCTAGCCGCTGATTCAACCTTAGTGGGACTGGATAACGCTGGGGGTGGAACAAAAGCTTTACCAGCTAAAAACGCGTCGGGATCAAAAGAACCACCGGTTTTCGTACTCGCATCTTTACCTAAAAAAGCATCTGGATCGAATGGCATGAGATTATAGTCCTAGTTTTTTACGTATCGCTGGAACTCTTGGGTCATCTGGATTAGCCGCAATAAATTCAAGAGCTTGTTGATGTTCGTCAGTGGGGGCTGGAAGAATATCATCAATAGATTGAATGATCTTTCCTTTAAATCCTTTTAAAGTGCCGTTATCTTCGAAATAACGAGCTGCTGCTTTTTGAGCTGTATAAGCTCCATCGATTTGCTTAACGAGAGATTGTAATCGTTGTTGATTTTCTTTTTCAGAAAGTCTGGGATTATAGGAACGAGCTAAAAGCATCTGTCCTTCTTTTTCCGTAAACTGGGCACCTAATACTTGTCGAAGATTTGATTGAATAACTTGTTCAACCTTATCTTGCATAGCTGCGCCTTCGGGAGTCACTACATCCCTAACGATTTTTGGGAGAAGTCCGATAAAACCTCCCGTAGCCGTATCAGTCTTGCCAATTTCTTCAGATACTTGTTTAAGAGCGTCTAAATTCTTCTGGGCGTTAGTATAACCACCCTTAGCAATAAAATCCGTATATTCTTTAGCAAATGCCTTATCGACAGCACTTTCACCTACAGTTGGTTGAGATCCAGATTTCTGGGATCTAGCATTAGCTACATCTAAAGCACCTTGATTTTGAAGAGCTTGAACTTCAAGATTACCTTTAGTTTGAAGTTCTTGCAACTTTGTTTGGGCTGGAAGCTTAGCTTGTGATTCAGAACTAGCTAATTTTCCTTGCGTAGCTGGGTCGAATCTAGCGCCTGCTTCAAGAAACTTAGGATCAACAGCTCCCATAATACCAAAAGCTTGTTGATAGTTACCTTGCTTAGCTGCTTGAGCAGCTGCCATACCAGCGAAACGTTTAACGGCGTTATCATTTATCTGTTCAGTATGTTGCTGAATTTGACCAGTTAAGTTTGCTGCGGCATTAAGGCCTTCTATTGTTGGCATTGAGATTTATCCTATCTTTGCTTTAAGAGCTTTAATTTCTTTAACCAAAACAGCCTGATGTGCTAGAAGCATGGAAATAGCTTTATTTGTATCGATAGCTTTACCGGCTTCTGTATTCACAACGAGAGACCTGCCAGCTTCTGATTTTTCTAAATCTTGAGCCATAACTCCATAGAAATCACCGGAACCAAATAACTTATTGGTATAATTGAATTTACATGGATTTACAGTATCAAAAGCATTATACAATGCTTCTGGATTGGCTTCGATGTTTGTCTTTAATCGACGATCAGACATCATAGCAGCTCCGCCGCCAATCATGCTCATTTGATCCTTAGATGGGGCAAAAGATTGAGCCGTTTGACCTACTTGACCAAGAGCCCCTACTGAGCCGAATCCACCGATAACGGCGTTGTTCATAGATGAACCTAAATCATTGACTCCGTTAACAATAGAGGTGGCATTAGTTAGTACGCCTGAAGAAGTTCCATATTTACCGACTCGTCGTTCATTTTGATAGAAATTAGCAAGCCCGGTTCTTCCATTAAGAAGACCGATTTGATTAGACAAAGCTCGTTGTTGAAGATCGTTCAAAAATCCCGTCCCTGATTGACCTACTTGAAGACCAGAAAGACCTCGGTTATAAGAGGCGTCATTTAGTGCTCTAGATTCTTGGGCAATCCGTGATCCGCGTTCGCTTTGAAGACCCATTCCCTGTCTGGCGATTTCCCCAGCAATGGCTTGCTGAGTTGCAATGTCAGCATTTGGATTACGTCCAAGGGCGGCTGCTTTGGCAGCAGCCTGGTCACCGAAATCTTGACCATATTGTTTTAATTGTTGTTGAGCTGGATTAGTAAAGGTCTGGTCAACGAAATCCGTGGCTGACTTTATTTGGTCAGGTGTTGGATTTGGTCCGTGATCAGAGAGCATGAATTGCTTAAGTTGATCTGCGAACATCTTTTGAAAGTCCGCTCCTTGAGTAGCGGCCGTATCAGCTTGAGCGCCTTGTTTAGCTCCTAAAGAAGTTAAATCGCCTTCAATAGCCTTAAGACGATCAATTTCAGACTGAGACATGTCTGTAAAAGCTGTATCTTTGGTTGTTTTACCACCAACTAGTTTTTCTGTAATTCCACTCATCGTTAGATTCCTTTAATATAAACCGTTGATAAATCCGTATCATAGGCCTTCATAAATCCGGCCGTTTTCATGGCTTTAACGCCAGCTTCTTTGTTCTTCCCATTCTTCTCACTAAATCCTATCATCACTCGCATTCCCCACTTCTCACCAATCGTCTTAGCGATGTTATGGAGCTTCCAAGCTGCTGAAGCTTTAGCTTTATCTCGATATTCGCATTTCACGAATATGTCCCAAACGATCAAAGCATCTCCCTTTGGCTGAACCGTGATAAAACCGGCTTCAGTCTTTATCGTTATCACCCCTTTAGAGCGATAATCGCGTTCAAAGCGTTCAGCAATGCTTTCCAGACTTTCTTCGAAGTCTGTGGGGTTATATCGTTCTTTTACGTAGTCAAGGATCATGTTTTATATTCTGTATGTAAATCCCACACTAAAGGATTGGGTTGAAGTACTAAAATTAGTGATGCCATCAGCGTATACTGCAGAACCTCCAGCTGGATAATCTGCCCGTACAATAAGACTACCTCCAGTAGAGCCTCCCGTCCCTCTTAGAGAAAATTGCTCAAGAAATACAGTTTGGGCTGTTGGTAGGGTAAAATATAAAGATCCTGCAGTTGTTCCCATTTTTACAGTACCTGCAATATAAACATGACATATTTGATTCTCAATCATAAACTGAGCAGTTGAAATTGAAGAAGAGCTAACTGTTGTATTTGATGTGATAGTCGGGGTATAGTTTACCCATTTGCTACAGTTTGAATTATTATTAACAGTAACTCTAGACGGTGTTTGCCAACTTCCACCGCTGTTATGGGCACTCTCTGCCCATCCTAGTAATCTTGGCGCTACTGATAAGGCAGCCGTGGCATATAATACTGCTCCACTATCAGCAGATGCAGATAGTGCAACAGTTGTAATTATTTCTCCACGATCTAAGTCTGGACGTCCAGCAATAGCTAATTTAACTGCAGAAGCTGCTGTATTATAATATCCATAGATAAAAATACGGACAGTTGAAGTTGTATTAAATCCAAGTGAAGCTGAAGCATTAAGAGCTACTGTTGTAGCACTTGCCACGTTTACTGTTGCATATGTGGCAGATGTAGTTCCAGCTGTGCTATAGTTGAAATTTACGAGATCGGAAGCAGATGGAGCTGTTCCAGCTTTTGTTGTTAGAGTAACAGTCATTATACCCGAAGCTACAGTTGCTTTAAGTCCGTAATTACGAAGAGAAAAGGGACCTTGGGGATCTGGAATAGTTTGAAAAGATGCAGCAATACCGGATCCATTACTTATGAGAGCTTGACCTGTCGTTGATCCAGTTGTAGTTAAAGCTGTATTAGCTACATCAAGCTGTAAGGTTTGATAAGCTGTATCAAGCATCGCTTTTGTGAGAGCTGCTCCGTCTGCGTAATTTCCTGTAAATGTATTACTCATAACTGTCCTTTATAATATCATGGGTTAGCCGTAGGCAGACGCATTATAGGGGTTTTGACGGTCTCCCGCACCTTCATATTCTAAAACAATACCAAATAGCTCAAAATCTAAATTTAACCCATTATGGGTAATGGTCATCTGCATAGAACTACCCACCCCACCTATATGTTGGAAATAGGGTTTAACGCCTTGAATTTGACCTAGGATAAACGCAGAACCAAGAAGGGTAGTTCCTAGCACATTACCTCCAGCAATACGTTCTTGGACCGTAAAACTATTTGAGGTTACTCCATCAATAGTATATTGGACTGTGAATGTACCGTTATCCCTAGACCTAAATATCATGATCAGTCTAGTGAATGCATATTCAGATAATGGGAGTCCATCTGGAAAGATAAAACTAGATGTGATTGTGGTGGTGATAGCTGAGCCAAAATCGTTAAAAGCTGTTTGATTAAGCTTATTTACAAATCCAGCGGGAACCCCAGAATAAATCTCGTAGAGTCCCGTAGTCGTATTAAAGCGAGTAGCTAAGAATAAGGATGGTGTAGAAGTCCATCTAAACCATTGTTTTAATTGAATATTAAAGCCATATATTGTCTCGTAGGTAGTATTACCGGTTCTCTTACAATTAAACAGAATACTGTTTAATGTGGGGACATAAACCAGTGATATTTGGCCTCTAGTGGCTGGATTAATAATATCCGTATAATCTGGCTGAATTGGCGAGCTTAAAAACTCGCCCGGTATGACTGCTGTAGTCTGGAAGACTTGACTTAGAGAATGAACTCCACGGTCTGACATGAAAATAACATCAGTTTCGTCTAGAGTTTTAACCGCATTGGGGTTTATAACCCCGATCTGGTTAGAAATCAATGTAACAGACCAATTTGTCTGAGTCAAATCTGAGCAGTTTACAGCGTATAGTCTATTACGCTTAGCAACATACAAAATTCGGTTTCCGCCCGTACCGGGAAATATTGCCGTGATTCCTGAAGGATCTCCGTCACCAATTCCGATATCTAATGTGATCGCTGTACCGGCTGTAGCAGAAGCAGTCCACTTTTGGTAATCTCCGGCCTTACTTACATACAGACGATCTGGAAATGCTGGGTCACCGGCAACGAAAAGTCGTTCAATGAAACTCTTAACAATCCAAGCACTTGAGAATGGGAGTGATCCGGAAGAAGCTGTCATTGCAACTAGGTTAGCTGCTGTGTTTTGGTTATCCCAAACCTTGGGTACGCCACTTCCCTGTATACCGAGAATTAAATCCTCGTTCATCACGTCAGATGTGACTCCGCCATGACTTACTGATAATGTGAGTGTGCTAAATGATTGCCACGTGCCAGATCCCGGCACTGATCTATAAACTTTCCCGTTATCTCCGAGAGCTACAAAGCGTTCTCGCTTTGCGCTAGATACCGTCGACCAATATGGCGTGAAATACACTACATTGAACGAGGCTGTAGAAATAGCGGTCGTGTTATACCTTGCTTGGCCTCCTCTTTTACGACGAGAACCAGATGTAGTGAATACAATGTTATCAGCAACCGTGAGGTTGTTTGGATCCATGATAATCGGATCCGCTGACGTCTGTAATCCACCACTCCAAGGATATAACGCTTTATACTTA